AGCATATTGGACGTCGGTGTCAAGTTTCTTCCTTACGAAGATGGCCTTGTCTGCCAACTTCTTGACTCTGTCTTGATCTTCCACTGACAGTGAATTGCCACGGAATGATTCTTTCCAGTGTGACTGGATGAACAACATGTCATCGTCGGTCACATAAACTTTGACTCTAGGTGCTATCTGTATGAACATGTATTGGTAATTTGTTAACCGGGCATCCTCATCAGCAACACTACCATCGTAGATAGTAATCCTGCTATGACTGTTCCTGCTGTGGCAATGATTGTGGTTCTAGAAGACTTCTGTCCAACTAACATATCCTCATTCATTTTACCAAGTCGCATTTCGATCGCCGAAAGCCTGTCGTGTAGGCCTTTGTATCTCTCAGAGCACAGGTCAACGTGTGCTTCTAAATTCTGTTTTTCTAATTCTGTTGTACTCATATATCTCTTTAAATCTTTTTTGAGGATTCGTACCTCCGTTAATAGAGCCTGTAGTTGAGCCTGAAACATTGCCTAGTTGTGCCTTAGTTTGTTTGTGTCTTGTTGCCTAATGTATGCTGTTATTTATCTGTGGGTCCAGCGTACGAAAAGTACGTGTTTATAGTCTGCAAATTCAGTGTGTCAAACGTGCTGTTTGGAAACGTCACTGTCTCCTTGCAGAAACTCACTACAGGAACCTGATGGAAATCCTGCCCCAACAACGATGTTGGCTCCCTCACATCACCGTACACCCCGGACTGCTCAACAAAGAACTGGAAGTTCCATATGTTCTGTTTGCCCTCATAGAAATCTCCAAAGCAGTGATTTGCCAGATTTGGCATTTCCATCTTCGTGGGAGGAGTCTCCCAGGTTATGTTACCCCTCAACTGGAGCAGTTGTATCACTGTGTCGAAGTTTGAATTCTGATTGCGTGCCATGGCCAGGCTGTCCCTGTCATGTATCAGATCCCCCGACAGTGTCTTGAATGGAAACTGTTTTTTGAGATTACCATTGTTGGTAATGTCTACCAGTGTGTGGATGTGATACTCGTGCATAGGAATATTTAAGTCGTAAAAAAAGGGTGAGCAAATTAATACCCACCCTTTTAATTTTAGTTAAAACTAACTTACCTTATTACGGATGTGCAATAAAGTCTGCTAATAATGAACTTGTTACGCCAGTTGAACCTGTACCAAAGTTTGAAGCCGCCGTAAATGCGCCTGTACCTTGAAGTGCAATTTGAACATTGTCAGTAGTTCCACTTGTGAAAATACCTGACTCTGTCATTGGAGCCACTGCCGCGATTGTGTGTGCGTCGTTAGTTCCAGATACGTCACCCGCCATTAAGTATTCTAATGCCGCGTTAAGTTCAGTTTCTGTTAGGTTAGTTTTCGCTAGGTTAATAACTCTTGTTCTTATACCTAGACCATTTGAAGTTCCGGCTTTACCACCGTTACCTTGTGCTATTCCTGCCATTTTTAATCCTCCTTTTTATCTGATTTAAATGACTTTGATTCCGCTCAGGAATCAAGTTGCAAGTATTTATAAATTAATTTGGTAAATTATGCTGTAATATTACGATTTAAGCCAGATTTCGTCACTTCTAACCTGTGAATCCTTGTGATATCCCAATTCCCATAATATTTTTTCACATTTCTCTACAACATGTAGCCGCTTTCGCCTCTTCATCTCGATGTTGATCACAGGACTGTTCTTTGTCAGTGTTTCCCTCGCACCGTTCAGCAACGGTATCTCATAGCCATCAACATCTATCTTGACAAGATCCACCTTGCTGAAATTGTAACTATCGAGGGTCTTCATTTTGATGTCACCGGGTTGGTCATCTATCATCGTGCTGTTGAACTCTTGGCTTGCTGTGTGTTCCTTGTCAGACAGACCGTAAGGATATAGAGTGACATTTTGTTCAGTTATGTTCTTGTTGAAGCATTCTCTGAAGTTTGGATTGGGTTCAAAACAGACCACGTACTTGAACTTCTCTGCCAGTGGTCTGGTCCATTGTCCTATGTTGCTACCTATGTCTAAGCATACCCTCCACTTTCGGACAAAGGTCAATGCATGATATCTTTGCATCGCCTGGCCATCTCCGGCATCCTCTAGATAGGTAGGTTCGGTGTGTCGTCCATACAACACCCAGTAACTGTTCTTATTTGACACCACAGTCTTTACAGATACAGTCAGGGCAGTCTTGGCACTCTGCACACGATCGTTTGCAGTGCTGTTCACAGCCACACTTTTCACATATGTATTTGATCATTATAACAACTCCTTAAATTTTCTTTGTATATCCGTGTTGGGCAACTTTGATTGTAACATTTGGTTGAGTTTCTTGTTCGTATCATTACGTTGTTTTGAATTTAGTTTTACATAGTTGGCAACGGCTCTCCTCACGTTACGATAGTTGGAATCATTCACGTTCAATGCCCTCTCCAGTTGCGTGAGATTCCTGTAATGGTCTTCCCAAGTTCTCATGTATCTCCTTAGGGCCATCACTGGGACAGGCTGTCTTTGCCTCATGGCCTGTGCTTGATTCTTGTTCTTCAGTTTCTTTGTGATGTCCGGATCTCCCGACACTATGGCCAGCATGTTGGCCAGGTCGTTGTTGACCATCCTCACTTGATCGAACGTGCCTTTCGCCATGGTCTGGTCTGCGTATCTTTTGGTAAAGTCCTTTGTGTCTTTGAGTTGGCTCATCAAGGCCAGTGCTAGGAAACTGAGATATATCCTCTCCGTGACCTCCGGAAATGAATATCTGCCCAAGTCACTATGCCTTCTTATCACCTTGCCCTCAGATACATACTTTAAAAATGGTGTTAACATACAGGTATTTATAGAGCATATGCAACGAAATTTTATTCTAACTGACTTAATGAAGACTGGCGAGAACGTTCTTTATGAGCAGTTCATCAATATGCATAGTTTTAAAGATCAAACATTTGAATGTACCTCTGAATATTATATGCTACAACATTTTGAACTAGATTCATATGATAGGAAGTTTGCCATCATAGACAGATCAAAGATGGGAGAACAGCACCCATCACACAACACAGAATACAGACAAGAGTTGGAACGTAGAAAATTATTATTGCACAGTCAAGGGTTTAAATTCATACTCGCAACACCGTGGGAATCCAAAGAAAATATAGATAACATGGCACTGTATCCAAAGGCGAGAAGGGATCTAGTATGGTCGGGTGGAACATCTTGGTTTTGGTTTTACATGTATAACAAGCACAAAGACAACAAGTTTAATTTTGATCATTCAAATAAAAAGTATGACTTCCTATATCTCAACAAGCAAAAAAGAGCTCACAGAGAAAAATTATATAATAAGTTATTTGATAAAGGCATATTAGAAAATAGTTTGCACACCAAATGGCCAGATAGAAAGTTACCGATAGAATATGAACTGCCATGGGCACAAGACTATCCGCAGTACGGAATGGATCAAGACCTATATGAAAAGCCATATAATGATACTGCTTGTAGCATTGTTTCAGAAACTAATGATAACAACTACGAAATTTTTATGACAGAGAAAATATGGAAACCAATCATAGCACAACAACTTTTCGTAGTGCATGGAAATTATCTGTATCTACAGAAGTTGAGAGAAATAGGTTTTAAAACATATAACAATTACTTCGAAGAAGCATATGACCTAGATAGAGATCCTGATATGAGGATTGATACCATTGTTGATGTCTGTGATAGATTACGTGACGCTCCATGGCAAGACATATATCTACGAAGTAAAGCACTGCGACAACATAACCACGATAAATTTTTCCAAAAAGAAAATTTAAGTAATGAAATTAATAAAACGTTGAATCTATTTCTTGAATTTGCTGACAGCAGTCAAATTTCTTCTTGAGAATCCCAATCTATCTACAAGTTTAACAGCACCACCCGACTTGTCAACAGCAACAAATCCTTCTGGTTCTGTTACCTCTAGGCCGCCGTCCGTCTGTTGGAATGATCCGATGGCCATGGCCTGGTTCATCTTCTTCAGCACAAACATTTTCATTTGTTGTACCGCTTTGTAGAATGTAAGCATGGCCTGTAATGGCTTCTTTGCTCTGTTAAGGAACACAGGCATCTGTTTCATCTTGTCCTGTCTCAACTGTAAGGCCTTTTGTGCTTTCAGCCCTGTCATTTGTTGTTGCATTCTGTCTGTGTAAAACTTACGGAAGCCTTGCAAGAATTTATTCACATCACTTGGCAACTGTCCTTCCTTTACCATTGCATTGATATACATTTGAAACATGGGAATGAAGTCTGTATTTTGTCCTAGCACACTTGACAAGTCTCTTGGCACATTGTTTAATAATGTTTCGAGTTTCTCAATGCTGTTGTAGAACTGTTGAGTTTCATCGTCTGTAAATTTAGCACTGCCTGATACATCTTTGTATGTGGCATTGTCAAAGAACACGTCATTGCTTTTGACAAACGAACTCACATCTGCTCCTCCTGATGCTGTCATGTCTGCAAGTGTTTCGCCGTTGTATGTTGTGTGGAATATGATTCCTACCTTTGCTCTGTCTATCTGTTTTGACAACGCTGATCCTTCTGGAATCGCATATGTTATTGTGTTGGGTGTAAATGTTAAGTGAGGCTTTCCGCCTATGTTCTTTCTTGTTATATCATCATCGGTGTACAACAGATCACCTTGTACAACTCCTTGTATATTGAGTTTCTTTAAATGCACAAGACACTTTAATAATTTCTGTCCCAATTGGTCTGTGCCGTGATTAGTTGCTATGTCTTTCTTTGTGTAATTGATCTTGGCCGCCTGTGCAAAAACTGATTTGGTTCCAACAAAGAACTTGCCGTTGTCTGGATTAGTGCCACACACCACAGCAGGAGCGCCATCCCACTTGACCGACACACTCATTGCTTCTGAACTAGATCCTTTGAGTGTTAGAAGCAGTCCTCTGAAGTATTCCACCACTGCCTTGCCACCCTCGTACCCATCGGTTATCACGATATCTTCTATGTGTTCGAGGTGCGTTCTTTTAAATTCTGTTAATACATCTTCTATAAGCATATCAATATTTATGGGAGCAATTTAAACTTAGATTCGGCCTGTTGTCTAGTTAGATCGTACTGTTTTCCGTGTAGCCCAAGAGCAATTCCTTTATGTACATCGTCTTCTAGAGTCAAAGGTGTTTCTATGTTGTCCTTAATATTTTGCCAGTGACCTAGTATACTTGATTGACTGGTTAGCCATTTATCGTGCTCTTCCACAGTATAATTGTAACCTATCTTTTTAAATTCGTCAACCGTGGCCTGCGAACCTTCATACATGACAGACCAATTAAACACTTTGGTTATCTCCGGTAATGGTTTAATTTGTTCAAAGTTATCATTAAACAGTTTGTACATCCATTCTGCTACTGCTGATGCTACTGGCACTTTACTATTGTTTTTCCAAAGATCAGTTTGCCATTTGATCCAAGAGTCTCTCCAACCATATTGCAGACCTGCCTCATCGCCCAACTGTGCTAGGTTTTTGTGAAACCAATTTAGCAACAACACCTCGCGATACTTGTCAATGTTGTTCCTTATGACTGTGTCATCTTCTGTTATTAAATCTTTTACATTATCATAATTTTCAGTGATAATAACTTTAGTATTTTTCGTTCTCTTTGCATAGTGCAAAAAGTTTATAATTTCTTTATCATCGGAGTGCGTGCCTTTTTCATGATATGTTGTCATTCCGTCTAGGTCTGTCCCTACAAGTTTTAAGCATATGTAACTGTTGTTTCCGCCCGACGGTGCTATAAAATATATCATGATATGTAATCTTCCCTGCCTCCTTCACGCACAAGATCCAGTGAGCAACAATGCAATCCACCATCCCAAAAGTATCTGTGCCTCAATGGTACTATGATTGGTTCTACTTTGTGTTTCTTCAAGAAGTCAAACACTTCCTTATTATACGATGATACCAGCATACACTCTTCAGATACACCAAGTGTGTTTATGTCAAACACTGTTTCAGCACAATAGCCAACCCAGTGATCGCACCAATCATTAATAAATTTGTGCAGTTGAGGATTGTCCTGTTCTCCATCAATCCACCATCTACCATTAACCATATTCTTTTCCTGCATCCATTTATTCATACTAGGGTGCATCCATCCTTGATCTCCCAGTTCTAGCCTATCCCATTTAGACAACAACTCTTTTTCCTGTGGTGGAGACTTTCCTACCCTCATGAATGCTCCTGGCTTGATGAAACTTATTATACCGTCTGTGTGTCCTACCTCGTCTGTTTGAACAATTTCATAACCCTGCTGTTTCCATTTGTCTACTATATGATTGAACATGGGTCTGTCTGGATGTACAAAACCTTGCTCTCCGTCAGCAGGCATGATTATGTGTTTGCCTAACTTAATACTGTTGGCTCCCGATATCAATTCATGTCCTTCGAAAGATACCCCTCCCGGACCATACACTTCATTGAATAGGTCTACAAGGCAGTCTTCGTGTACAAAATCTTTCATATAATCGTAAACACCGTTTGTGTTTTGTTGATAACACTTGTTGCCAAGTGTTAAGAATATATCACGTGGTTGTAAAGGTACATGAGGGATCTCATCTTTGTTTGCCAATGCTTCTCTTTTAAGGGGATCTGGTTGGAAAACTTTTATTCCTAAACCCTCTAATACTCTTTTGAACTCTGCCATATCTTCATTTGTTTCACGAAGTATCTTTTGCATCGGTCCTTTGATCTTATCTTCAGTGATCCAATCAAACACATCTTCAGCAAGTCCTTGTCCTATTGCTACTGCGGTAAGTTTTTGGAATGGTGAGTGTGTCGAGACCTTTATCTTCTCAGACATTAGTCCTCTTTGTATTCGCCGTCTTTGATTTTTAGTACGTTGTCTTTTACGTCTCTGTTTTCTCTGATCCGTGCAACACCTTTAGAAAACTTGGATGCGTCCATGTTCTTAAGTGCCGAATTAAATTTTTTTTCTAGTTTGAATGCAGTATCTTGATCGAAGTTTTCTCTGATATATGTCATTAATCTTATTGCCGACTCAAGTATGTGAGAAGCTCTACTCTCCACAACTTCTTCCTTGTCTCTTTTAAGAGGCATTGAGCTTAATTCTTCTAATAAACTTCTTGTGTATTTTTGCATATATCGTATTTACTTCTCGTAACCGCTCATTAAACTTTCCTGTAAACGAAATATTTACGTTTGTTGCTGTCGT